CCCACCGGTCTCCGGCCGGCCGCCAAAAATCGCATTTTTTTCGACCGGGGGTATCAGTCCCAGCGTTCCTCTGTTAGTGGTTCCTGCTTCTGTGGTTTTCTGTAACCATGCACTGCTTCATGGCACTCATGGCAAAGGCTTATGAGGTTTCTTTTCTTCACTCCATGCCACTCATACCATATGTCCAGAGCCATCTCAGGATGTCTCTTCACGTAGTTTACATGGTGTACTGTCGTGGCTGCTGTGTATCTGTGATGTTCTCTGCACCTCTGGCATTCATTGTGATCCATCTTCAACACCTGCTGCCTGACCTGCTTCCACCTGGTCCACACATAGAACCTGTGTATGTCGTTCGCTACGCACCAGCGCACGAACTCTGTTTCCTGTTGCGTCATATTCCTCCTAACTCAAAAGAGGACCTGCATATAGCAAGCCCTCTCTCGCGGGGAACGATTATTCTGTGGCTTTCCTGAATACCACGTTATCAATATATCATTTATTTTGTCCTTCGAGTACCGCATTACAGATACTCCTTTATCTTGTCTTTGTTATTGTTTCTCAGTTGCGCCTGGTACTTCTGTATTGTTTTCTGGAAGTTCTCCATACTCTTTCTGTATGCTTCTACTTTCGCAATGTTTTCTTTCCCGAACATACGGCGGTATCTTGCCTGCATGTTCCTGATCCGAATCAACATTCCTTTCGTCTTGTTATCCTTTAGCAGTACAATATACTTCTTTCCGCACTGTTCACACTGAATGTATTGGATGTCCAATTCTGTATTTGGTATATGTTCTTCCTTTGCAGTCTGCTCCATCTGAGCCTTGCATTTATCACATTCTATCATCTAATCCTCCTTGCTATGATACTGTAAAACCTCCTACGCATTTCGTAAAAGTACGATCTCTCGCATGGAATGCCTCTGGCTTTCATAGTCTGAAATGTACAATATTCTGTTGTCACATAATACAGCAGATATGGATACAGCTCTTTTTCTTTTCCGACTGCTTCCATGGCTGCGTCTTCAATCTTCTTTATCTTGCGTGCAATCTCGGCCGCTTCCATGGCTGCGTCAGCAGTTGAGTCAGAACAGTTATGTGCTCCCGGCTGTCCAGTCAGATTCTGTCCGGCTCTTGTGTCTCTCTTTACGGCCAGCTCCTCTTTCCACTCTGTATACTGTAAGCAATAGTTGTATGCGGTCTGAAAAGCTCTCTTTGATATATTATATTTCTTTCTGTTCAGCGGTCTCACGTTTGGCATATCTGCCCTCCTTAAAACTAATTATTTTTCTTGATCTGGCCAGTATTCCTGTGTGTCCATGAATTTTATTTCTCCTGGATATACCTGTTCTACTTTTCCGTTTTTATATTCCACAATTGCAAGTGTAATATTTGTTTGTCCTCCTGGATGTCCACCTACCAGCGGCGACGGTTCAACAACTGTTGCAAGTTCTGTCCATCGGTGAAATATAGCTTCTCTTCCTCTCGCTTGACACAAACGGTGTTTTCGCAATTTCTCATAATGCTCTTTTGTGGTAATCACATAGCCGTTGTCTGTCGTAATCTCTGTATTACTGCATAGGAATGGTTTCTGTGCCACATTGTCAATTAATTTCTTAACGTCGTTAATGTCCATCATGTTTGTGATCCTCCATGATAAAATTTTTTCCGAATATCTTCATAAACTCTTTCCTGCTGCCGAACCGGTCTTCAAAAGCTCTCTGCCCCTCTTCATGCAGCATATCCATGACCTTTTGGTTTGAATGTACTGCCTCCGGCCCTGTTCCTGCCAGGTGATGCACATTACAGAGATATACTTTCAATCCATAATGCCCCGAATGTGTCCGATTCGGACACCCTCCGAAAATGTGATGTTCCTGGAGAGCCGGATGTCGTCTGTAATCATTGTGTAGCTTCATGCAGAGATAACAAGTGCCGCTTTCTCTGCTGTGCATGATACTCGGCCTTTCCGGTTCTTTCTTTTTACTCCTTTTTTTCTTTTTCTGCTTCGGAAATGACTGCATTCTTTCTCTCCTCCAGCTTTTTTCTGTAACTTTCGTGATAGTCTTTCAACCAACGTGTCTGTCTTCTCTGATTAACATTCACTTTTACTTCAATAGCGTCCATTATTGCTCCTTTCTCAGCTGAACGGCAGTTCTTCCTCTATTCCATCCGGAATGTTCATAAATCCATCTGCGCTGTCCGCAGGAGCTGGCGGCGGCGTCTGTTTTGGTGGATAATAAGCCTCTCCATTGTCTCCAGATTTACTTTCAGCAAATTCCTGTTCCTCTACTACAACCTCCGTTGTATATACCTTCTGTCCTTCTCTGTTCGTGTAACTTCCTGTCTGTATACGCCCAGAGATTGTAATCTTCAATCCCTGTCTGAAATATTTCTCTGCAAACTCTGCTGCACGTCCGAAAACGACACATGAAATAAAATCTGCTGTTGCTTCTCCGTCTTTGTGGAATCTTCTGTCTACTGCAAGCGTGTATCTGGCTATTGCCAGCGGATTCTCTCCGGTTGAATATCTTACGTCGGGATCTCTGGTTAATCGTCCCATTAAAATTACTTTATTCATCACATTCTCCTCTTGAATCTATTTCTTGGAGGTCTTGCCCCCCCGTTTCGTTTTTGTTACATACGCTGTGCGGCGTGAGTTCATTTCCATGTCGATCAAATTTCCACACTGTAAGCATTCCTGCGTCAGTTCTGCAGTGTTTCTGTTTGTCATGTACTTCCATGAACTTCCGCAGGCTTTGCACTCTGCATACATTGGTTTTAAAGCTCTAAGCTGTGTTACGTGTCCGCATTTCTTACATTTGTGCTGTGTCTCTGGCTCTTTTGCGTTGTACGAGATTGTCTCTCCACATTCTTCGCAACGAATATGTAAAAATCCTTTGTATTCTTCTGCAGCTTCGCTAATCGTTGTCTCCGGCACCTGATCTGTTTCCTTTTCCGGATCTTCAATCTCAAAATCATCATTTTCGAAATCATACTTTCGTGCCAGTTCTGTCACGTCCTTGAGGAAATCATATTCTTTCGAGTCTGAGATCCGTACATGCAACGTAAAATTACCGGTTTCATTTTGAATTATCATTTCCATTTGTCTTTTTCTCCTTTACCATTACTATTTTTGTATCTTTGATGCGATACGCTCTTGAATCTCCCGGATGTTCTGTCTCAAGGATGCGATCCTCCAGCAACATTGCTATATGTCGTCTAACTGTTGCTTTTGACAGTCCTGTATCTGCCGCAATCTCATAAGTAGCCGGTGGATAACAGTGCCGCTTTATGTATTTAACAATGAATTTCAGGATCTTCTCTCTGTTGTCCTCCGCCTCTGCTGTTGCATAGTTCAATTCCATTCACCTCTTTTTCTGCGGTGTGCTGTCAATGTTTTTGTTGTATTTACCACATTTCTCGTATTTACTGCGTATGAACTTTCCGAAACTTCGGAAATGTTGATTCCTATGCCTGCAAACAGTTTTATCAGTGCATCCGCTGCCTTTTTTATCGTTACCCTGTTACCGGCCCATGCTTTTGTGAATTGTGTTACAATTTCTTTCAGCTTCTCGCAGTCCCAGGAGTAGTTTACTGTCGTTTTCTTTCCTCCCCACGGCTTGTTCATTGCCCGGTGATAGCTTTTCCCGGAATATTTCATTTTCTTCGGTGGATTTTTTCCGGTGATCTGTTTGAATAATTTCTTTTTCTGTCTCTTATTCATTTCTTTCCTTTCCTGCTGCTCAATAACCGATCACAGATGGATTCAAATTCTAACAATAGTTCAAAATCCGTCTTTCTACTCAACTTCCTGTCAATCTCTTCTACCTTGTACTCTCCGAATATGCGATCCCCGGAGGCTCTTGCGTTGTTTACCTGAGCAGTTGTGCAATGCAGTTCTTCCTTGATCTCTCCGCTTGTTACATTCTCCAGGATCAGGTCACCAGATCTATTTCTTACCTCATACAGTTTCTTAACCATTTTTCTCTCCTTAATGTCCCGCAAGAAATGTTTGCATCATTCTGGTTCTCCAGTCTGTCTGGTTACTCGCCCATTTTCGCATTTATCGTCGTCCTCTACCAGACGGCCGGTGCGATCGCATAGACCGCAATCATTCTCTCTGCAGCTTTTGCAAGTCTTCTCCATGTCCTATCCCTCCATTTCAATTCCATTGTCAATAAGTTCCTGCATTTCTGCGTCCAGAATGCGGACGTAAGTTCCTCTTACCATCCGCATTACTTCCGGGCTTAATTCTTTTGTGTTCTTTTCTGATACCAGGCTTTTAGCCAGGGCGAATACATACGTAATGCTTTCATCCTCTGTAACTGTGTCTTGAAATTCGATCACAAGAATTTTTCTTCCCTCATGACTTATGATCCATGCGTTCTTTACAATTTCTTTGTGCAATTCAACATGAACATAAAACGGTTTTTCCTGCAATTTCTAATCCTCCTGTTATTTCTGCAGTCCTTTGAGGAACTCAACCAATTCAGTCTCTGAATTAGGGAATTTATTATACCGTGTATGATACGTCCATTTCGGCACGCCACCATCCCGATCCGGTTCAGGTCCTCCTACTAAGTGCATGTAATATGATTCCGTTGTAGCAGATACCCACCAGCTTTTTTTATTCCCTAAATCCGGCGTGTATTCTTCTACTATCAGTCGCGCTCCGTTATCGAAATCATATTTATAATATTTCACGTCGGTGTGATTATCGGTGTACCAGAGTCCCCAGGCTTTGTAGTTTCTCAGCCACTCCTTGCGCTGGTCATTGTTTTTCATGATCGGAAGAGGTGACTGTTCTGATTCTTCCGGTTCTTCCCGGCAATCTTCTACAAGATTTTTAATGATTCTCAATCCTCCAACAATCAGCTGCTGTTTCAGGATTGTCATATATGGCAATCCTGACTCTTCTTTTTCGATTTCAAGGAACTCTTTAAGTTTTCTTTCTTCATCGTGCAGATATCCGATAATTTCTACGTCTGTAGGTACCGGGATGTCTTTTAAATCTTCCGGCCACGCATCGGGAATTTTATCTGTATTTCTCAGATGTTTTACCATCTCGGTAAGGTCACCGGAATGGTCTTCCTGCTGCTTTTCGTCCGGTGTTTCTGCTGCCGGCTGGCAGCTCTTTTCCAGAATCCACCCACAACGACTGTTGCAATCGTCCGGACACTGAGAACAACAGTTATATTTTTTGTCACAATAGGCAGCAGCTCCACACAATCCAGATCCGGAGTGGCCTGTGATACATTTTGCCGGTCCTTCATCCTCTTTTGTTTCGGGTTTCTTTGACTCCGCATCAAATTCCGGAGATAACGGATCATAGAGATTCTTTGCTTCTACAATCAATCGTCCGTATTTCATTGATACTTTTTCATTGTTAATTTCAATCTCAAGTCCTGCAGAGAATGACATAAATTTATAATTTACTTTGCCCCCACTTGCCGCACTAAATCCACCTGGTGCAAATTCCAGTTGTACGGCTTTAGCAGCTTCTCCATTATTTTCGCATCTTCGGCATATCCTCATGATTGTTTTTAATTTCTCTGGGTAAGCTTCACAAAACGTTTTGACTGCCTCCGACTCTGTAAGTGTGCTCTGTGGCTTCTCCGGAGCGTCTGCGGATACTATGCGGACCGGCTTCTGTTTCTTTCCGAATCTTTTCACCAGTTCCTCAGACAATTCATTCCATGTCAGGCTGCTCTGCATTATACTGTCAGGATTGAATGTTAGTCCCTCTTTACTTGCCTGATAATTGAAATGTCCGTTTCTGATCCTGACATCCCGGTACCGGATACTGATTAAGTATGCAGCCATTCTCGTGTCGCATTTGAGGACTCTTTCTCTTTCGCCTTTATTTAAGGCTTCGAAGAATCTTTCTATCTGTAGCTCTGGCTGTACCGGTGTGTCGTTCTCTGGCGGTCGCTGCTGCCCTGTCACCTGTTCAATCGTGAATTGTCCAGGAATGTCTCTGTTATTCTCCTGCAGGCTCTTAAATGCTTTGATCTCTGCTCCTGTAATTCCGTCATGGTCCTTATAGTGTTCCATTGCCTTTTTCTGGTATGTTTCGTCCAGATCTGCAAGTTCGCGGGCTACGGTGATGTTAATTTTTGCGGATTGAAACTCTTTCATCCATTCCGGGCTTAGCTTCTTTTGAACTGCATGGTATCTTTCCATCTGTGTTCCGGATACTCCGATCGTCTCCCGCACCATGTCCCTTGTTTTGCCTTTCAGCTCTGTGAGTTCTCGCAAGCCTTTTATAATTTCTTCTGTCTCAAGAGCTTCTTTCATCTTCTCCCAGTCCGTTTTTTCTCTGAACCGGTTCGCCTGGATAACTGCCAGCTTTTCCAGAAGCTGTGTTGTCTCATGGTCTTCTTCGCCATCCTCCAGAAACATTTTTCTTGTGTCGTCCTTAACTGTCGTGTATTTGCAGTTAATTTTTCTAAATTCCTCATGCCCTTCCTCTACAAGCATTCTGCAACACATTGTTCTGCAGTGTCCGGAAATTATGTGATCTTCTCCGTTTACGTCTTCAATCAGCACGTCTTGCATTACTCCGAACAGCTGAATTGAGTTTTTCAGTCCCTGGAGCCGGTCCGGGTCTGTCCCGTAGAAATTTTCTTTCGACGGGACAAGTTTGAATACGTCTCTGTATACAGTATCGCTTGTATTTACCTGTTGCACCTGTTTCGGACGTTTGTTCACCATATCGGCAAGGTTAAAAGCCATCAGTCCTCCCCTCCTTCCTTTGCGCATTTCATGCACACTGCAGTTATGTATTCGTTTACAAGGTCTTCGTAGTCTTTCGCCGCCAGAGATCGTGGAGAATACAGTGGAATCGGTATCCTTGCATACGTGCTTTCAGATACCTTTCTGGAATATCTTATTTTTGTCTGGAGCATTGGATAGCCTGCTGCCTGGATCATTTCCAGCCCCTGTGCCTGGGCTTCGTTTCTTCTGTCGTACTTCGTGATAAAGATCCAGAAATTTTCCAGATCTTTGTTCAGGTCTTCTTTTGTATATCCAATCTGTCTCACCAGCTCCGGCAATCCCTCAGTTGTATTGTCGTCGATTTCAACCGGAATCAGCACATCATCACATGCTGTCAAAGCGTTAATGGTTGATACATTAATATCTGGAGCGTTGTCAATAATGCAGAAATCGTACTGATCTTTCACACATTCAAGAGCGTCCCTGATACGGAACTGCTGTGGGCGTGTCTGATCTAACATTACTTCCTGATTCGCACTAAGCAGCCGCATATTTGCCGGGAGGACATCCAGACCTTCAAAATCTGTGTGCTTAATGAGCTTATTCATCCAGTCTTCCGGATGTCTGGCCGTCATAATGCGGTCAATTCCTTCCCCATCCTGGGTACGTCGGTTTAATCCGCGTGACGCGTCTCCCTGCTTGTCATTGTCCACCAGAAGAACTCTGTTTCCCTGGCTTGCAAGAATATATGCGACGCTGTTTGATGTTATCGTTTTTGCAACTCCGCCTTTTAAGTTAATAACCGCTACTGTTCTCATAATTTTCCCCTTTTCTTGTTGTTATTCTTTTCTTTTTCCGCAGCTACATCCGTCCCCTGGTTTCAGTTTTCTGCGTATTCCCTCTACACACTGGCAATAGCCTATGTTTTCTGGTTCTGAGTAATATCTGTACTCACATTCTTCGCAGAGTACAATATGCTTGTACCTGTCCATAAGTTTCATAGCCTGGCTATGGTCAAAGTGATTGATCTTGTCATATTCTGCTTTGATCCCGTCTGTATGCTTCTGCAGTTCACAGTAATGGCAGAAATAATCCAGTTCCTCCTGGTTTAAATCTTCTTCTCTGTATCTGCAGATATTGTCGCAGATGTATTCTTCCAGAGCTTCAATGTTTGTGTCTATTCCGTCGTCCTCTTTCTTCGTCGGCTCGGCGCATCCATTCGGGTTTGCCGTTCTCTGGCTCGCTGTCAAAATAAATCCCTCCTTTCTGGTCTTTGTAATACGTGAATTTATACCCTGATCTAGTGATCGTGCCTATGTATTCCATGTCAGCCGGGTTCTGTTCTGGTCTCAGGCTCCATCCCTTTCCCCATATCTCCTCCATCTTTTTTCATTTCCTCCTGCATCCATACGGAGTATGTGTGCTTTCCAGAGTGAGAGGATATCACGATGCTGCACTCTTTTATCTTTCTGCAGATACTCTCCCATTCCTTAGCGTTCTTTATCGGTTTGCCTTTTGTATCTTTGAAATCTGTTGCTGCCATTTCATCTATTTTCAGGATCCGTGCTGCAACAAACGCGTCTTTTGTATATACGCATACCTCACATTCTTTGTGGAATCGTACAAGAGCTTCTTCTAGCGCCTGCAGATTGCACTTGTGATATGTTCCCTCTGCTGATCCGAACCCTACACGGGTTACTGGTATGCATCTTCCGGCCATGGCTTCAAGTACATATCCGTATTTTCGCCAGGTGCATTCCTGGTTTTGCTTGTCCGTCTCCAGATATATATTTACTTTCATGCCCTTATTCCCTCTTTTTCTTTACTTTCTTTTTCTGTTCCTGCTTCTTTGGCAGTCTCTTCGTGCGGATCAGTGTATATGTGCGGTATGGTTGACCGGTCACGCTGTTGATGTCTTCGTGAAAAGAGTCTTTTTCCACTTCCCACCCTTTCGGGATTCTGACTTTTCCCCATGTCTCCCAGTGCTTATGCACTTTTTCATCCGGCTCCGGAATTGGCAGGTTCCTCGACGCTGAATAACTCGCCTCCCTCAACCTTGGCTCTGTATCCGGTGTCTTTGTTATGTACGCTGCCAGATCAGCAAACTCACCTTTTTCATACATGAGTTTGTTTTCCACCTGTCCATGCGGCCATGCCTTTCGCAAAATGATGTCGGTATCCGGAATCCTGTTCACTATGATGTGTATGTGCCAGGCTCCTCTTGTGCCTACCTCAATGTTGCGCATCCATTTCAGCTCTGCTCCCCGTTTCTTGTATTCTCTCCGAAGAACCTGCAGGAATGCTTTCCAGTCTTCCTTTGCTGCTTCCATGGATACCGGTCTCTTGTCTATCGCATAGGATAATCTTGAAAAATAATCATCCACGTCAAAGTTGTTCCGGAGTTTCCACCTTGCCAGCCTCTCCCGGTTATACTGGTTCCTCTTCTTCATCTGTTCCGGGGTGGCTTTCTTCTTCTCCTGCCTCTTCTGTTCCGGCGCTCCATACCTTGCTGTATGATACTCATACACCTCTGTGACATTCCGGAACCTCATTCTCATACTTTTGTAACTCATATAAGTCCCCTTTTGAATCCATCTCTAATACTTCTAGCAAGTTTGCAACAGGGGTTTCTCTCCCCTGCTTTCAGGCTTGCTTTTTTGAGTTTTCAAGGATCCGGCATTACAATGATATAAAGATCGTTACACATGATTCTGAGCTGACATTTGTTGCATGTATGTCAGCTCATTTAGTTTACATAATACCGTGCTGTTTTTTCTTGACTTCACAATATGTTTTCGCTGCTGCTTCCGTCATATTCCCTGGAGCATCAATGTGGTGTGCCTCGAACTCCATTGCCTCTCTGAAATGCGCTACAACTAATTCTGTTTCCGGATTATCCTTTCGCATATCTTTTGCGATTATCTCAAGCGCATTGATAATAAACGGCAGATCTCCGTCTGGTGCTGGAAAAATAGCGTCTGCAATTTTGTTCAACCACATTGTTTGTCTTTCAAACACCAGTTTAAGCAGCTCACCGCTTCCAGCCTCCTTTGTTGCTTCTCCTATTTTCTTCATAAACTCTTCATATCCATTAAAATCACTTTTAAGCATATAATCCTCCTTGACATTTCTTTTCAGGTTTCTTATACTATTTACAAAAGTTGTTTTTTCTTTTTGGCTCCCACGTCTGCCAACGTGAGAGTCTTTTTTATGTTCTCGAATATATCTTCAATCCAGAGCATGAATATGAATGCGCACACGCTTATCGCAAGTGTAAGCATAATCGCCTGGATCCTGCTGCCGATCTCCCAAACCGGCAGCATTGAGATCAGATACCCTGTCAGCATTGATGTGATTACTTTTCGTTCCATTTTTGCCTCCTTATGCTGTTTCCTCTTTCTTTGGCTTTTCTTTCACCTTTACGGTGATGTCAACGCCATGCTTCTTTGAGAGGATCATGGCAAGGGTTTCGTAAAATCTTACCGTATTGAATGTTCCTTGCGTTTCCATCTTCTTCCCCCTCCTAAAACTCAAATTCTACTGCAGGAGCTGTCGGCATTGGTGTATATCCGCCAGCCAGCTCCAGGCGTCTTATTGCTTTGCGTCGGCTTGCTTCGCTGTTGTCCCAGGCATATTCGTATCCATCCGGAGCCGGTCCCGCGTTTTGTTTCCCGTTACAACGATCAGTGATAGCTTGTCGACTCAAAAAATTCTTTTTCGCTGCTTCTCTCGCAGATCTGTAATATTCCACATCCTGTCCGCAACTGTCCAATTTCACGACTATTTTATTTCTGGAACTGTAACCGGTCAGCTTTCCAAGTTCCTGTCTGGGTATGTATGCTATATTGTTTATGTGATTCTCAGACTGCATTCCGTTCTTATGATACGGAACTGCACCGTCAGGAACAGGTCCTAAAAACGTCCTTGCAATCAGGGAGAGAACTATCTCCTCTTTCGCTTTTCCGTCTTTTGTGAGCTTCACAACCAGGCGCTGACTCCCTTTCATTTTTTTGTGATAGGGAGTCATGCTGCGAAACTGTCCGGATTTCAAAGTTCTCCGGATGTTCCCCTCTGTGCTCGCCTGGTATTTGCCGTCATATCCTGGAATATCTTTCCATCTTTCAATCAAGGTCGTCCCTCCCTTATGCCGGCTTTTTCTGAGCCGACATGCTTGCACCCACCTTGACGCCTTTCAGGAATGTATCCATCAGTGTCTGCTTTGTGATGTTTACAGACTGCAGAAACGCTGTCAGTTCTTCGGCTTCGGCTTTGTCTTCCATGCTTAACATTACTTCCATATTCTTCTGTGACATATCTTTCGCCCCTTTCTGGCTTACCTCATCAGTGAACACGTTGCCATCGTGTCCAGACGGTCATTGTTGACCGTTTCGGCTATTCTTCTTTCCATTGGTATGATGTACATGCTATACACTGTTTGCACTTTTCCAGTGGTTCATCTGATGCTTCACCTCCGAATCCCATGCAGGTTCCATCGCTGTCTCTTCCTGCACTTCCAATCTTTTGCTGTATGCTGCATGTCTTGATCCGCTTCTCTATCCTGCACTCTTTACAGATGATTTTCTTTCCAACTGTGCATCCTTTCTTTCTCGCATACTTAGCAGCCCATGCCCTGCTAACTCCGTCATTATTGGATGTCCAGCCCATAACCCATTTGCCGCAAATATCGCAATATACATCCGTATCTACCTTTCTTGTGATTGCCATTTATGTTGTGCTCCTCCGTTTCGGCTTGTACTTTTCTTTCTTCTCTCCTATACTTTAGCTATCAGTCTGTACCAGAGACTGAAAACTAAAGAAAGGAGACCACTACATGAGCGAAAAAGAAATTGCAATTCATAATATTGCTCTGCTTTACAGTATTCATAAGGAACTGCACCCTGATGACACTGAAATGACTCTTGAAATGATTGCCGCTAACTACGACAGAACCGTTTCAGAAGTCAAGGAGATTCTTCTGTAATCTCGCAAATAGCGAATGGTTTCAGTTTTCTGATCCGTTCGCTATTTTGTTTTATCGCAGATTCTAAATACTTCGGAAGTAACTCAGCTTCTCCCTGAGTCCATCCGCACTCCTGCATTTCTTTTAAAATCTGCCCTGCTGTTCGTTGGATCATAAATTCGTCTATTCCTCCAACTCTTCGCCTTGGTCTCTCCAACATCCCGCATCCCCTTTCTTTTGTTCGTTCTAAAAACATGATAGTTGTTTTAAAGAATTTTGTCAAGTCATTTTTGTTCGTTTAAAAAACTTTTTTCGTTGACATTCCGTTTTTTCAGTGCTATGCTATTTTTATAATAAAAAGGAGGTGAACACATGACTCGCGGTGAACGTGTTAGAATGGCACGTAAAACTCTCGGTCTCACACTTGAAAAGTTCGGCGCCAAAATTGGTCTGAAAAAGAGTTCTCTCAGTCAAGTTGAAACCGGCGTTAATGATCTTACAGAATCAAATATAAAAGCTATTTGTCGTGAATTTAATATTGATGAAAAATGGCTCAGAGATGGCGTTGGCTCCATGTTTGTAGAGTCAGAGACATTTAGTCTTGATGAATTTGCTGCGCAGCATAATGCGACAGATCTTGAAAAGGAAATCATTAAGACTTATTTTGAAATCGATCCAGCGATCCGGAGACAGATCCTGAATCACTTTAAAGAGAATCTTATGGGTGCTGGTGGTGCTCCAGACAGCCCAGAAGAATTAGAAATTATGCACCCACCTGTTACAGGTGATGAAAAAACAAATGCTGGATAATAAAACACCCAGCTGCAACTAACTATTTATTTAAGTATTATGATTTGAGTTCCCCCATTAAAGTCAAGATTAATATATATAGTATTGTTGCTGTGATAATACAAAGCGTATATTTTGCAGTTGCCGTAATGTATGTATTTTCTTTTCACCATTGTTTCCACACCTTCCCGTTAGTAAGTAACAGCTGGGTGCAGGAAACATTATAAGGGGGAAACTCATCATAATACTACCGGTAAGTTTTTCCAATACAGGAGGTATATCATGAGAAAGAAAATGCTTGCACTGTTGCTTTGCGGAATTGTGGCAGCATCTCCAGCTCCAGTCCTGGCAAAATCTCAAAAAAGTGCAAAACAAGAACAGTCAAAAGATTCCAAGAAAGATAAAAAAGACAAAAAGAAAGAAGTTAAAGCCGGTACTTATACCATTGATGATATTGAGTTCGATTATTCTCCGGAAGTTCGCAATGACGTCACCGGAAATTGGAAAATTTCTACTATTGTAGATTCTGATGCAGATGTCTTTGATTACTGCGTAGATTATTATAAAGAAATGTTTGTTTCTGATGACGAAATTCATGGTATTGTAAATTTCAGCACGAACACAACCTCCAAGATTTCTGTTCTTTATGAAGGAGTTCTGGATGTGTGTACATACGATTATGTTGACGGTGAAGAACATGACGCAAAACTGTTATTCGGCGGGGATCTTCTGAAAGAGGATTTTATTTCCATTGAGACCGGAGAACCAGTTGAGTTTTAATTTCAAGTAAAATAAAAAAACCGTCCCAGTGTTGGCGCACCAGGACGACTTTGTGAAAACTCTGCAGCTATCAGTTGATGCTACAATTCTTTTCCAGACAATTAGAATTATAGCACGAACTGATACGCCTGCATAGGTGTATTTTTTATACCCATTTTTAAGGAGTGATACTATGAGTATAACAAATGTTGCTATATATGTACGTGTCTCCACGGACCGGCAAGCGAAAAAAGGAGACAGTATCGACGAACAGCTCTCTACCTGTAAGAACTATATTGCATCTAAAGAAAATATGGTTCTTGCCGGTGTTTACATCGACGACGGTATCTCCGGAAGAAAAATCAAGCGTGGGGACTTTGAGCAGCTGCTTGATGATGTCCGACTCGGACGCGTGGATCTGATTATATTTACTAAACTTGATCGCTGGTTCCGTAGTCTGCGACATTATTTGAATACGCAGGCGATTCTCGAAGTGAACCATTGCGACTGGCTTGCTGTCGATCAGCCGTACTTTGATACCACGACGCCACACGGCCGGGCTTTCGTCGCGCAGTCCATGACCTTTGCGGAGTTGGAAGCAGAAAACGATTCTGTCCGGATCCGGGATGTATTTGACTATAAATACCGGCAGGGCGAAGTTTTATCCGGCAAAGTTCCTCTTGGATATTCTATCGAAAACAAACACCTTGTGCCTAACCATGACGTAGACAAGGTGCTGCATATCTTCCAGTTTTATGCTGAATGTGGTTCTCTAAATCAAACAATCGCGCATCTGGAATCTGACATGGGGATCATTATGTCCCAGGACAATCTCAAAAAGTCTATTCTAAAAAATAAGAAATACATTGGAGCGTTCCGGGATAACGATCATTATTGTCCTGCTATCATTCCAGTTGATCTGTTCGAACGTGTGCAGGAACTGCTTGCTATTAATATCAAAAGCAGTCAAAAATACAGTTATGTGTTTAGTGGCTTGCTTCGCTGTGCTCACTGTGGTCAGGCTTTTTCTGGATTTACACAAAAAGCAAAGAAAAAAGCCGGTGGTTTTTACAAATATCCGTACTACAAATGTCATGGGGCTTATCCTAATAAGCGTTGTATCAACCGTAAGATGGTTCCCGAATCATATATAGAAAAATACCTGCTTATAAATGTCAAAGATCTCCTGCAGGAGCATATTGCAGAATATGAGATTGCAAGTGCAAAGATTGTTGATTATGATTCCCGGAGAGCTACACTTCTGAAAAAAATTGATAAACTGAAAGATCTGTACATAAACGACATAATCACCATGGATGAATTAAAAATGGATAAAGAGAAATATATGAAAGAATTGGAAGATCTCCCACGCAACCAGAATCAGAAAGATCTAGCTCCAATCAAAAAACTCTTGAAAATGGATCTTGATTCGATATATAAGACGCTGGAACCGGCAGAACGCCGTCAGCTCTGGAGATCTGTCATTAAAGAAATTCAAATTGACGATCATAAGAATTTAAAGATTATTTTTTTATGACTTTTTTATAGTAGTAACTGGTAGTAACCTGTTGGTTATTCATAGTTACTACTACCAAATACAGCTCCTGATTATTTCAGGAGCTTTTTTCTGTTTATCAAATTGCAATCAGATCTTTCCATGTTGCCGGTCCGCACACTCCGTCAACTTCAAGGACTCCGTTTCTGTCCTTCTGGTATGCTTTAAGCGCATAGATTGTATTGTCTCCGGCTTCTCTGTCTAAAGACAGTGGTTTGCTGTTTCTTCCTTTGTATCCTCTTGCAATAAGGATCTCCTGCAAGAGTAATACAGATGTTCCCTTGCTTCCTAACTGTACAGTTTCTGGCGCAAACATGTATTTACCTCCTGTTACTAAATTGTTGTCTGTTTTTGTTTCACCTGCAGTAATATTCGTTCCGTTTACAATGCTGTAATCCGGTGTGCAGAATTTTGTTCCAGGGAGCTGACTGTTCAGGTAACTTTTCGCACATACTCCTCCGCCATTGGCGATAACAGCAGAAGCTCCTGACGTATTTCCCTCGATTGTATAGAATCGGTCTCCGATCACTGCTGTTACAAGTCCGGTATGTACAAATTCTTTTTTGCTATTGCTCCAGAAAATAACAATGTCGCCTACTTTCGGGTTTGCGTTAAGAGTAAAGTATTTTTTCATATCCGGGCAGTACACATATGGCCAGTGTTTCAAAAGTTTTTTTGCTATCTCTAACCCGAACGCTTTCATAAAGCACCATGCAATGAACACTGCACACCAGTAATCACCATTCCAACTCGGTTTTACATCTCTCCAATATTTTGTATAATTCGCAGATCCTGCATTTGCAGTTTTATCGTCAAGCTGGCTGTTACTTTTTTTCTCTAAGTATCCAATCTCATTTTTTGCAATCATTATAACTTTCTCAATTGCTTTATCCATGTTGGTTCCTCCTTTCTGTGCAGCATAGTCTTTGTAGAACACGTTTCTGTCTACCGTTCCAGCAATTCCCGGTATCTTTGCTTTACTGGAGTACTGCCATCCTACTCCGAAGTCTGGGCGCAGACGTTCCTGTAATGTTCCGTTATCGTTTTGCGGATAGCGCGCTACCCAAAATTCATACTTTTTTAAATGGCTGCATATTACATTTTCGTACCAGTCTACATTACAATAGATTCCGAACTTATATCCTGCATTAACAATAATCTTTTCAAATGCTTCTGTCATTTTGTGGAGACTTTCAGCTCCAAGTATTCTCTGATTGTTCCACTCAAGATCTAACCAAACTGGAAATTGCAATTTCCGTCCAGCTAATACAGAAATAATTTTCTGCGCTTCTGACTCAATCTCTGTGATTGTCATTGCATAAGAGTATTTATATACTCCTGTTGGAATGTTATATTCCTGGCACGCTGCATAATTTTTTTCAAAATAATTATCTGTAACGTTCCCGGCTTCCGTGATTCGGAGAATAGCGAACCCCATACCGTAATCCGCAACTGTTTTCCAGTCGATATTTTTCTGCCAGGCGGAAACGTCAATTCCTTTGATTTCCATTTTTACCTCCAGAAAAAGCCCGGCATTATACCGGGCTGTGCAAAATTATTTTGTTCCATCAGAAAACAAGTTGTTCAGGTTTTCGTCTGCCTCTACTTCCGGGATTCCTGCGACGCTTGTGAGCAGACTTACAACTCCGGCCACTACTGCAGACGATACAACCATCTTCCAGTCCACTGCAGAGATCACACTTCCGGCTCCGATCACGCCCACTGCAGTCTGTGCCATTGTCTTTACTGCTCTGATTCCTGCTTTCTTCCACCATTTCACTGTGTCTACGCTTGGCTTAAATACGCAATTTTTAAACATTTTGCTCCTCCTTATAATCCAAACTGTTTTGCAATAATTCCAACTGCAATACCTAATATAGCTGTTAATAAGTAACTTGTTACTGTCCGCCACTTTTCCCCGTCTCTTGACTCAAGAGCTTCCAGTCTTGCACTCTGCTGTCCCTGCTCTTTCACCATGTTCTCCATGTTGTTTGCAAGCGTCTGTACAGATGTAACTAATTCCTGGAGCTGTTGAACACTGTTTTCCAGAATTTCAATCCGTCTGTTCTGTCGGTTGTCTTCTGCCTCAATTCTTTTGCGGAACTCCTCATGCTCTGCTCTTGAAATCTGTTCATTTTCCATGCTTATTTCCTCATCATCTACGTCTGCATATTTGCGGCAGGAATACTCAATTATATCTAAATCTTGCTGTATATCCTCCAGAGGCTTTGCTTTCTCTTTGTCTTGAATATACAGCAGTAAATCATAAATAGAGGACCATTGCCTGCTAATAATTTGTAATTTAGTCATGCTTCCCGATTACTCAGTAATTTCCTCCATACCTGCATCAATAAGGAGTTTTTTCACCTTTTCTTTTAACAGGCGTGGAACTCTGTTGTATTCCTCTTTTGCTTCCTCAATAGTATCTTTACTTAAAATTTCAGTAACCCATAATTTTGCCATCATTTCTTTATCTCCTTTGCTCAATAACATTATAATTAAATTTCTACGCATAAACCTGTTCGCTCATTTCCAGCAGGCAGTCTTTCAACATTTCGATCTGTTCTGCCTGCTCTGCAAATTTCTGTTCAGTGCTTTTTTCTTCCTTCGGAATATATTCCAGATATTTTTCCGGTGATGCTCTTACAGTTTTCTCTGAGATCTTCTCCTGTTTTTCCCGGAACTGGTTAAAATCATATTCGAATACTGTCTGTTCTGTCTCCGGATCTGTATCCGGATAGGTTTCTGTAACAGTCTTTTCGTTCAGACATATCATTACATCCACGTTTCCATCAGGCAGTGCATTCCAAGTTACAGGATCCTGTTTTTCTGTAAATCTTGCTTTCACGACTTACCCTCCTTTTCGCTTTCTCAAATATCTTATCTACGTTATACTTTTCTCTGAAATATTCAAAGTCGGAATGTTTGAACCATCCGTAATATGCTATACACCGGTACGCAAGATCTAATGGTATCGCTTTTCCTTTCTCCGCATACTTCCCGGCTTTTACAAATGCCCTGCGTCCTCTCAGGAAAATGCTCCGTCTTACCTCTGTGTGGTCCCGATATATTTTAAATCCCATCATATCAATAGGTTCTCCATGATGTTTTCCCTCTTTGTCTATCCAGTCGATCTGGAACAGCTTCCAGTCTGGTTTTACCGTCAGATCTAAATACTCATTCATGTATTTAACCAGGAGCTTCATTGCTTTTCTTACGTCTGCCTTTCTACTTCCGATCAGTATGAAATCGTCCATGTAGAACAATACATGATTAATCAGCCTGATTTCTTCTGTTGTTCCGTCTCGGTGTTTCTTCCTCTTGAACAGCTTTTCAGCAGCATAATGATAAGCTGCACTCAGATAATAATTACAGAGCCATTGGCTCAAGTATGATCCGATTGACAGCCCCTGATCGAATGAGTCAATTAAAACGAAAGTCAAATAAAGCAGGTCCTCATTTCTGACCTGCTTCTCTAACATTCTTTTCATTTTTCTCCTGTTGATGGATGGATAGCATTTCCGGACATCTCCCTTTGCTGCTACTCTGGTCTTGCCCGGATTCTTGCGGATCCAATTTTCAATTGCTTCTTTTCCATAGATCTGTCCTCTCCCTGGAATGCTCGCACATTGATAAGTTCCTACTTTTCTTACAAATAATTCTTTTAAGCCGTTTGTGGCTACATAATCGTATATCTGCTGTTTTATGCACTCAACACCTATATCTCTTACTTTCCCTGAATTTCCATCCAGCCTTGCGCTTGTCTTTATAGGATCAAAAGATACTTTTCTGAGTTTTATTTCTTCTTCCATTCCTGCCGCTGCTGTGCAGACTAAATTATGTAACCAGTCTTTAAAGTTTTCTTTTATAATCCTGTGTATCTGCCTGGCTGTAATAATATTCGTATAGTTTGCCAGAAATCGGGCTGTATCCATACGGTTCCATTTATCGCTCAGACATTCATAGATACATGCGGTTATAAAGTTCTGATCTAATGTTATATTTTTACAATACCGTTTCATTCGTTTCTTGATATAAGGGGTTTTCGGTTTTTCTACTCACCCCACGCATGAATCAACTGCATTCATGGTCCTTGTCCCAGGCTCCTATGCTCCCGATCACAAGGTTCGGCTTCAATCAAATTTCGGTGATGCCCCACGCTGTCGAAGCAGGCTCCGTCCTGCGGAGCGAAATGTAACACAAATATCAAATCATTTTCAAGAAAATCCGGAAACGATATTCCAGTTCGCATTGCCAACGCCATTGTTCGCATTCAGAATCCAGAGGCCGTAAATCGTGCCATTGTTCAGATTGCCCAGGGACAGCCAGGGAACAGGAACCGCTACCTCGTGTTACAAGTCCGTAATTTATTGCTATTCTGCTTTTTTCGAAGTTGATTAGTTATCAGTTACATAGAGGGGACAGCCCCTCTGTCAGGCTGCCGCCTGCCATTCACCCCGTGTGCCGTTCGGTGAAACGCCGGAAACGACATACCAGCCCGCACCGCCAACGCCATGGCTCGCACTCAGAAACCAGAGGCCGTAAATCGTGCCACAGTACAGATAGCCCAGGGACAGCCATTCTCTTTGGCCGCTCGTGCCTGAATCTGTATACAGTCCATTGCAGAATCCTGTTGTACTTCCGGCTTTTGTTTCCGTCGGTACCATGATTCCCAGGGCTGGATCAACAAAGCATTTTGAGATGTATTTCCATGATGCTGCTGTGTATGTTACCTGAGCCGCTACTTTCTTGTATCGTGTCTTTGCTGCATTCATATCCGTCGTAAGCAGTGACGCATCCATACAGATGTATACGTCTCTCTTTGGTGTTCCGTCTTCATCTGTAACAATATCCATAAATACATTACTGAGGACTTCATAAGCACCGTATCCGGTTTCGATTCCCTGGATCTTGAATGGATTCTTGTTATCTGTGTTTGAGAACGGTGATCCATCTGATCCAAGCACGCTGTCGGTTGAGCCGGTCCGCCATGGCATTGTTGAGATGCAGGTCGTTAATGTCGTGTTGAATGGTTCTGTGTCCAAATATATTGCAGAATTTGTATCGTCTACCGGTTCAATCTTCAAGATCTTCACGTCATATGCGAGGTTGTGCATGTATGCGTAATATCTATCTTTATTTGTATTTGAACCAATATCCCCGACAGATACATAAGACCCAACAATATAATTGTTTGCTTTTGCTTTTGGTAGAATTACTCTTGTTACTTCGGTTTCTGCAACTGTTGCCATTTCCTGTGATGTATAAGAATTACATCCGGTCATAACGCTCCGGCTGCTCGTAGTTGCGTACAAAATAATCATCATAAGCTGTTTGTAAAAGAGATCCCAGTTTGTTGTCCCCACGTACATTGAGCCTTTCTTTCTCATGTATGCGATCAGTCCTGTGTGTGATACTGGTTTTCCTCCTTTCTGGCTTCCGTTTGCCAGAATCAGCCCTGCGGAGCTGTACGGCACTCCATCAATGTCTCCTGCCCCGTATTTTCCATGAATCATAAAAGGTGATATTGTTCCGTCCGGATTAATTGACTCTCCCATTGGTCTAAGTCCAAGAGCTTCGTTTGGACTGTCTGAGTAATGATAATCTACATACTCAGGATTGTCTGTGATGCCAACCCACGCGGACATTGTGACCTCTCCCACATCTACTTTTCCGGTCTTTTTAAAATCCGGCTGTCCCTGCAGTGCAGTCACATGGTTAAAACCTTTATCATCTACGGTAAAATTACATGGAAAGTGCATGAATACGCCAATTTCCCTGTAATCATCCTGTCCAATCACTGTATTTGTAGACGGTTTTCTCACCAGTCCTTCATTGTCATTCATTTTCACTCCTGTCGGGCTGGTGGATGTGTCATACTTGTAGATTCTGGTTGTGTAGACTTTTCCAGTTCTGCGGAGGGCAAAGAAATTTGAAAGTGCGTTTTCAATTCCTCCACCTGCTGCAGTAATATTCTGAATCTGTTTATTTGCTTCTGTCTGTAAATTGCTCACCACAGTTTCTCCGGTCGTCTGGAGATCTGTCTGCAGTTTTGTTCCTTCTGTGATTTTTTCTCCCAGGGATGTGTTCAGATTAGAGGCAGTTTTATTTGATGAATCCAATCCTGATTTTGTCTGTGTCGCAGTTGCATTTGATGAATCCAGAGCGGTTTTGGTTTTTCCGGCCGCTGTGTTTGAATCATCCAGATTCTTTTTTGCTGTATTTGCTGTTGAGACTGTGGTATCCAGCTGGCTTTTTAAAGCAGTTCCCTGTGTAATATCAGAGTCAAGTCCCTGTTTTAATGTCGTTCCTTGAGAAATATCTGATTCCAGATTTCCTTTTAACGTCTGTGCGGTGCTTATGGATCCATCCAGATCAGTTTTTCTTTGTGCAGCCGTTGCATTTGTACTGTCCAAATTCTTTTTTGCTGTATTTGCTGTTGAAACTGCAGTATCTAGCTGACCTTTTAAAGCAGTTCCCTGCTCGATATTCGAATCAAGACCCTGTTTCAAGGCTTCTGCTTTCTTTACATCTGTTGCAAATGTCTGTTCTGTATGTTCGTTTTTCGCTACTTTTTCGGTTATATCTGTCTGCGCTTCGAGAATGTCAGTTTTAACCTGATTGTATTCGTTGTTTTCATCCGAGACTGCATTTATCGCATTAACAATCGCATCTCTGACATCTCGCCCTTTTTGCGCTTTTGCAATCTGATCTGTGTATTTTTTTACGTTTGCCACTTTTATTCCCCCTTATTTACAAGGCAGTCTGAATATTCTTTTGACTTTAAATCTCTTACTTCTGACAGAACAGAGGTAAGCATGTAATCCATTAACGACGCAGGGATTCCATACTGTGCCATTGCTCCGAATACTACGTTTCGAATTTCTTCTGTTCTTTTGTCCAAGATTGCTCCCAGTGGAGGAGCTTCTACTGCTTTCTCTACTGTATTATTTTCCTCTTTCCGTTCCTGTGCGGTGCTTTCTTCTGTGTCCGACTCGGACACCTTTGTTTCTTCCTTAATAGTTTCTTTATTGTCCTTTTCTTTTACTTCATTCATTATGCTGTTTTCTCCTTTTCCTCATAGAGATTTTGAATCAGTTTAAGCATTACCGGAATTAATACACGAAAGTTCCAGTCTTCCGGTTCTCCTTTTTCATTTAACTGTGCCGCTTCCGGGAAAATGCTGTATATGTCTTCTGCATAAAATCCCGGCATTTTCTTTCCGTTTAACCAGTCTTCTGGACTGAGATAATTTTCTTTGTATTTAAACCATATCACTGGAACATTCAGCATTCTTTTTGCTTCATCTAATGTCATGCTTGCAATATGATCTTTGTACCGTTTTGACGAAGACGACAAATAAGCTACTGTTGCTCCGTCGCTCGCAAATACCATATGGCCTCCAGATGTCACATGGGAAAGATTAAATACTTTAAATGCGTCAGAACCATCCGAAAACGTTGAAGTACCCGTATGTATCTCTAACCCTCCATTAAAAATGAAAGCATGTGATCGCATACTTAACGTTGCGTATCCGGTGGTTATTTTTCCGCTTGTAACCGTAAAATTTCCGATAGTTCCTTTCTTCGCTGCAAATGAACCGTCTGTGTTAATTTTAAAATAAGTATTCGCAGTAACCAAACCGTTGAAGTCAATTTTTGATGCGTTAATCTTAACGCTCTGCGCTGTCTGGTTAATTGATGATGCAATATCTCCCTTTGAAACTTTGCTGCTGATTGAAGTCTCGGTCTGCGTGATCCGAGAACTAAGACCACTTTCTGCATTCTTTGCCCTCGATACCTCTGATGTGATAGAGCCTTCTGCTACGGTAATTCTGGATATTGCAGTGTCCGCTGTATCTTTCGCAGTATCTGCAGTATCTTTCGCTGCATCCGCAGTGCTTTTTGCAGCGTCCGCCTGCGCTTTTGCAACGCTAATGTCCTGATCCTGGATTCTTTCCCATGATGCTGTTTTACTTCCGGATGTCGTCCCTGAGCACTTCCAAAGCAAATTGATGTTGTTTCCGTAGTTTCCATGGTTCGGACTCTCCGGATATGTTCCTTTTGACAATTCTGTTACTGTATAGTTTGGCAATGATTCCGCAGTTCCGGTTCCTTCTCCTGATGTACTCGTCACTGATGCTATACTGAATCCATAGAAGTTACAGTTTGAGCTATCCGTGCGCCAATATACATAAAATTCTGATGTTGGAACAAAGACGGAAGCTCCTGCTATATCAGTCCCTCCGAATTTTCCTGCAAGTTTCATGGTTCCGTTGTCGTTGTAATAAATCTTTACATAATCGTAATTTACACTCTCTGTCCTCGAATCGGATGAAAATGTGATCTTTAATCCCGGAGTTTTATACGTGTATCTATACGCATATCCGGTTGTAATATCATAGTAAATATCTCCGACATGCAAAGATTTTAAGTCATCAGTTGTCCAGGCTGAGGCTGGTTCATTTGATGTTGTCGGGATTTTACTTCCGTAGAAATTTCCGTTTTTCTCAGATACTGCCTGGCGTACGGTTTTTACTTCAAGAGTGATGTTATCTACTGCCAGCTTTATAGCTGTATTCATTTGTTCTGTTGTAGAATAACTTTTCAGCTTTGTATCTGTATCAGCTTTTGCATTCTTTTCTGCCTGATCTGCTGCAGTCTGTCCGGCTTTCGTGGCATTTGTTTCTGCGTTGACTGCTGCTGTCTGTCCAGCTTTTACTGCGTCTTTGTATTTTTCTTCTACCTGTACTGTTGTCGTATAGGTTTTTGACACCTCTAAGGAAATGCTATCTGCAGCTTGTTTAATCGCACTGTTCATTTCCAGTGTCGTTGAATAATTCAGTAACTTTGTGTCTGTATCTGCTTTCGCATTCTTTTCCGCCTGATCTGCCGCGTCCTGGCCTTCCTGTACTGCGTTTGCATAGAGTTTATTTGCCATCTCCTGTGTCGTATATGTCTTTGACACTGTTGAGAGGATATTTGTCTCGGTCAGTGTTATTGCTGATCTGAGTTTTTCTTCCTCTCCCTTTGCCCTGGATACTTCTGCAGTTATGAGTCCCTCCTGGACCTCGATTTTAGAAAGCGCAGATTCTGCTGTACTCTGAGCTGCTTCAATGTCCTTATCTTTTACCCTTACCCATCCATACTCATTACTATCATTTTTCTGATACTGATAAGCATAGCCAGTTGTGGTATTGAAAAAGAGATCTCTTTCATGCTCCTGTCTCAATTCATCAGTTGTCCAGGCTGAGGCCGGATTGTTTCCGGAAGTAGGTTCATAATTTCCATACCAGTTTCCGGATTTCCTTTTCAACTGCTGCTCCAGGCTTGATACAGAAAGAGTTATTTTCCCATCCATGGCTTCTATGGACGTTGTGACCTCTTTTAATATTGCTTTTTTGTTTTCTGAATCCCCGTCCGATATTTTTGTTTCAATGTAATTTTTGCATTCTGTTGACAGAGCTTCTGTTTTAATCGAACCGGCAAGGATTCTCTCCCCCAGAATGGTTCCGTCTAAAGTCATGCCGACGGTATACGGACCGGCATAACCATTGTGCGAACCTCCGATTCCATTTTTGTTTATCTGCAGTATATTTGTCGCCTGGTTTTTATCCGGTGCGTCCATGTACAGATCTCTGAGCCAGAGACCGTTTTTATCAAATTCGGTGAGCTTATATCCACCTTTCGCTCCCGTCATTTGCTTCGTAAGGTTATCAATTGCAGACTTCATCCATTCTGTCTGAACTCTGCCTGCGTCTGTTGCCTCTTGTCTGATCTGTGTGAATGTTCCGGATGTCTGATCTGTAAAAGACTGCTGCAGGTTTTCTCCAAGTGTCAGCTGCGCCTGATCTGGCTGTTGCAATGGTATTTTCATTTCCATAACCGGAAGAACTTTCTTCATTCCGTATGGAATTGCATTGCAAAGCACTCTGTCCCCTATGTCAAACGAATCGTAATCCTGTCCGAATAAAGACAGGTCTACGGCAGTCAGCGAAATAACAAGACTTTCATACTGGTTACTTGTCAGAAATTCAGTTGCTTTCTTTAACAGGTTTGCCGGAACTGATACGTCGTCCCATTTTTCTGTTCTCCATACCCAGCCAAAATTTTCAACTGCTTCTTTACTGTATATGTAGTCTTTTCCATCATTTACTGATGTAATATCAACATTTTTTTCAAGTCGTTCAAATTCGGATGCGTTTTCGTCTGTTTCCTGTTCGATTGCTGCCCCCAGCGGAATCAGAGCTGTGATAACATCATCTGCTGTCATTGTCTCTGAATAATCCATCAGGTTTTCCCCGAATTGTATAGGCTGTTCACAATATTTTCCGTATTCCTGAATAGTCAGCCAGTCAAGATACAGTTTATCGTTCTCGTGCCTGAGCCGCAGGTATCCTCCCAGGCGGTCAACTAATTTATCCCGGATTGCTTCCAGTGTGTTCTCTCTGTCTGTAATTCTGTACAAAGAATCATTACTGTCGTGGATCGTTACGACTCCTGTATATATCTTTTTTCTGTCTTCCACCTGATTATTGTGAAGTTGTAACCATGCGTCTAACAGATCTCGTGGGGATATATCGTGCCATTCCTGCTGTGGCAGTATGCTGTCAGCAAGGAAAGACAATGCTCCGGTTGCTTTCACCGGTTGGTTCTTAAATCGGTCTTTCTCGCGTGTGCGGACTTCTCCGTAAAAAATTTCTGTATTTCCTCTGTATACAGAAACCATACTTTTTCTGTTGTGGATTTCTCCGTATAGTGGATTTAACGGTGGAACCTTTAAAGTAAGTTCCCCCGCATATCCAGTCTGTAAATCCAGTTCTGGATTGATAACTGCTGCCTGCCGGTCCCCTGGATAATACAGGACTTTTCCATCTAATTTAATTTTATAAATCACAATGATCCCCTCCTGTAAACAATATCCAGTGTTCCGGATCCCGAAAATTCCAGGGTTTCATCTGTTCCAAATACAACAATATCCGGAAATCTGTTTCTTCCAAGCGTCAGTGTGTATGTTTCTCCGCATCCTGTAACCTTTAATCCGGTTGAACCTATGCTTTTCACATTCAGTACTGGCACTATTGCAATATCTCCGGCGCATACTGTGTATGATCCAGAGCCGGAAATTGTAATTCCGGCTCCCTGGTCTATTACACCTGTTTCAAAATCAAACGGGTCCCAGAGCCAGTCCTCTGTTGAATCCGCAAGGGAATATTTGTACGGATCTGCTTTTGGAATACTTAAATGAAATTGTCCCACCTCTCTGGAACGGTCAAAGTCTGTAATATATGCTCTGCCGGTCCAGAAATACGCCGGATCATTCGAAAACGTTACTCTCACATTCTTTCCATGCAGCTGTCCTCGAATGTTTGAGATAAAGCTGTCCCAATCTTCCCTTGGTTTCTTTCCCCCAAGCAAAATATCAATTTCTCTTGATTTATAGATTGTTCTTCCTGTTATCGCTTCCGATCCATCCAGAAATCCGTCTGTACCTGGAATATCAATTTAATATGTTTCTACGTCCGGCTCTTTGATGTAATTGTTATTTCCAATCGCACATCCCCAGTCGTCCAGCGTATCAATGACTTTCCCTGTATTTTCAACTGTAATTGTTGCTTTTATTGTTAATACATTATTCATCTATACGCCGCCTCCTTTGCTATTCTTCCAAGCTCTGTATTTATTGCGGGTGCAAGTTTTCCAGCCCATTCTTTGTTGTCGAAATAGATTTCCTGTCCTGCGCTCATTACTTGGATCAGCTGTGCCAGCATTCCGGTTATTCCGGTAATATCTGTTTTGTTCAGATTATTAGCTGGTTTCATTGAACTTGTATCTAACTGCATATCCATCTGAACATCTTTCATTGCGTCAGCAACAAGTCCCTGGCTCTTTTCAATTCCTGTCGCAAGGCCTTTCATAAAGTCCGGCATCCATTCCTCATAGTAATGTAACGGACCCTCATCCGGTCTTGAGAAATGCAACCATGATCTTATTGTGTTTGCTACGTTCGATACTGCATTCGTTACGTTACCTATGCAGCTCCTGATTCCGTTTGCAATACCATTCACGAAATCCTGTCCCCAGCGAACCGCCTGCCCTGGTAATCCCGTAATATAACTGATCGCGCTGGAAAATCCATTTACAACAGCGGAATATACACCTGACAGTGCTCCAGATATTCCAGATACAACGCTGTTAAATGTATCAACAGCTCTGTCTTTCATATTTCCGGCGTATTGTATAACTGTTTCCTTTACGTTCTGCCACGTTTCGGACGTTCTCTCTCTGATGTTATCCCAGTATTCTGAGGCTCTGTCCTTCAAATTCTGGATTGCTTCTGTTGCACTTTCTTTCAGCTTTTTCGCATTGTTGACAACGAATCCTTTTATTGCTGTCCATGCTTTTGATGCTGCCTGAGAAGCAGAATCCCATATTTTTGACACTGTGTCCCGGAACCCTGTAAATAGTGTTGTGACTGCGGTAACAAGTTCTTTTGCCAGAGTGGAGACAACCTGCTTAATTCCGGTCCATATTGTTTGCGCTGCGTCTTTGATATTTGTCCAGATATTTGATGCGTCTGTTTTGAGTTTATCAAAGTTACCTGTTACCAGGTCGATCAGTAAGATCACCGGTGCAAGAATTGTATTTTTCAACAACTCCCATGCGCCCTGTGCAATCGTCACAAGTCCCTGCCAGATGTTCTGCAGTGTATTAACTGCATTCTGCCATAGCGTTGTGATCGTTGTCACAATTCCGGATATAACCGGATTCTGCATCATTGTCGTCCAGATATTTGCAAAGAAATCTGATACCTGCTGCCAGATACCGGACCACCACGCCGGAACACCTGCAAAAAATGTAACAACGCTGTTCCATGCCTGCGGTATTGTTACGGTAAAAAAGTTTACAATTCCATTCCATATCTGCATGAAAAAGTCTGATACCTGCTGCCAGATTCCAGACCACCATTCCGGAACTCCTGAAAGGAAGTCCATCAGTGTGCTCCATGCCTGCGGTATTGTCTCTGTAAAAAATGACACAATTTTTTGTACAACTGCATTTACTACATCCCGGAACCATTCGCATTTTGTGTACAGCAATACCAGAGCTGCCACAATCGCGGCTATGACAGCAATAACCGGGTTTGCGGCTATTACTCCAAACAGTGCGGTAAAAGCACCTTTTAGCTTTCCAATAATACTCGTTATTGTTGTTAAAGTTTTCATCTTAGAAAACAGTCCTGTAATTGCAGATATTCCGGTTGCAACTTTTCCAACCATTATCAGCAACGGACCAATCGCGGCGACTATCAGTGCAATTGTGGCAACTACTTTCTTCTGTCCTTCGCTCATTCCATTGAGCTTTTCAACAAACCCTTGAATAACCTCTGCCGCTTTTCTGATATATGGCATCAGGATTTCTCCGAAGGCTATTGCCAACTCCTGCAAGGCACTCTGCAAAGTTGTAAGCTGTCCAGAAAGATTATCCTGCATGGTTTCAGCCATATTCTCCGCGGCTCCGTCGCAATTATCAATGTTCTTGATTAGCTTTTCGTAATCTGCATCTGATGCGTTGATGATGGCCAACATTCCGGACATGGCTTCTTTCCCGAAAATAGCTGTTGCGGCCTGGGTCTGTTCTGCCTCTGACATATTTCCCATTGCTTCTCTCAAGAAATCCATGGTTTCTTTGAGAGATTTCATGCTGCCATCTTCGTTCTGTAAAGCCTTGTTGTACAGTCTTACGTTTTGCGTGGTTCCTTCCTGCAACTGTGTCAGGGTTTCGTTTGCACTTGCAAGCTCCGTCTGCTTTATTTCCAACGTTGCTGCAGCATTTGAAGCTTCTGTTGACTCAGCTCCGTATTTTGACACCGCATCATTGTATGCCTGCTGTGCTTTATCCGCTGCAAGTGATGCTTTCTGCACCCTGAGCATTTGCTTATCAACTTTTGCCTGATCTACGGCGGTTGCGGCTTCTGTTGCGTAAAAGCCCCACTTTTCCATTGCGTCTCCGACATCTTTTGACGGTTTTATCATGTTTGTCAGAGACGCTCTCAACTGCGTTCCGGCTGACGACGCTTTGATTCCGCTGTTCGCCATGAGTCCAATTGCTACCGCCGCATCTTCTGCACTGTATCCCAGCGCGCCTGCTACCGGAGCGATGTACTTAAATGTTTCTCCCATCAAGCTGACGTTTGTATTTGCACTTGATGATGCCTGTGCAAGCACGTCTGCAAAGTGCGAACTGTCTTCTGCTTTCATGCCGAACGCCGTAAGCGCGTCCGTAACAATATCAGAAGTTGTTGCAAGATCTTCGCCAGATGCAGCTGCAAGGTTCATTATTCCCGGAAGACCATCATACATTTGCTGCGCGTCCCATCCGGCCATTGCCATGTATCCCATAGCGTCTCCGGCTTCTTTTGCAGAGAATTTTGTCTGTGCTCCCATCTCCCTTGCGCGTTCTCGCAACTTGTCCATGTCTTCCGCAGATGATCCGGATATTGCGGCCACATTTGACATAGAGCTGTCAAAATCTGCCGCAGTCTTTACTGCTGCTGTTCCAAGACCTGTCACTGCCGCCGTCACAGGAAGCATTTTTTCTCCGGCAGATGTCAACGACTCCCCTATTTTCCCGGATGTTTCAGAAATCTCGGCCAGTTTTGCAGATCCTGATCCAACTTCATTCTCAAGTGATTGCAGGCTCTGTTCCGTTTCTATGATCGTCCTTTTCAGAGCGTCATATTGTTCCTGAGATACTTTTCCCTCCTGGAATTTCTGCTGTACTTCCCCTTCTTCGTTTTTCAGAAGTTCCAGCTTTTCTTTTGTGTTTCCGATTTCATCAGACAGTGCTCTCTGTTTCTGCTGTAATAGTTCCGTATTCGTAGGATCAAGTTTCAGCAACTTATCAATTTCTTTGAGTTCTGTCTGTGTAGTATTTATTTTTGCATTCAGACCATCAAGCGACTGCTGCATCTGAGTAGGTGCATTCTTCGCTTCATTTTCCAGAGACTTCAAGCTCTCCTCGGTTGCAATGATTTCTCTTTTCAGAGCGTCATACTGTTCCTGGGAGATTTTTCCCTCTGCAAACTGCTGCTGTGCCTGCTGCTCTGCAGTCTTTAAGGTTTCCAGCTTTTCTTTCGTGCTTTCGATTTCGTCGGCAAGCGCTTTCTGTTTCTGCTGTAACAGTTCCGTATTCGTAGGATCCAGTTTCAGCAGATTGTTTATATCTTTCAGCTGTGCCTGTGTGGTCTTTATCTGTGAATTTACATTTTTAAGTGAATTTTGTAGTCCTGTGGTATCGCCGCCAATTTCAATCGTAAGTCCCCTTATGTCGCGGCCTTTGGACAAAAATTATCACCTCCGTTTAGAATTTATCCATATCCTCCTGAGTTGCCATTTTCGGCCATTTATAGTCGTCGTTATTTTTTTCCGTAAAAATATCCAGGACAAGACCTACTGTCAGAAGGTCTAAATCCTGGATGCTTATTCCAACCTGTGCGCACCTTAGAAGGAATAGAGGTGTCGTCATTTCCCGGCTACTTGGTCGAAGTTTTTTTTTGCTTCTGCCTGTGTCTGCTGGTTCAGGTTCCAGAGTTTTGCAATCTCCGGGAAAATTGTATAAATTGAAAATGTATCAAACTGATCTAACCAGTCGTATACATCTTCTGGGAAATCCTGTCCCTTTTTCTGTGCTGCGTGTTTTGCCATTACGAACGCTACATTTTCGAACATCTCCAAATCCTCAATAGGGATGTCCGACTCGGACACCTTTGTTTCAGTCTGCTTATCCTGTGATTTTTTTACGGACTTTTCAATTTTTGCCATGTCCTGAAAAATATCTCTCCGGAACTGAATCCGATAAATTCTCGGAATTGCAGCAGAAGCGGCAAAAAGCACCTCTTTATCATCAATTTTAATTGTTTTTGTCAGCATTTTTATTCTCCCACAACTTTTTAATCTGCGTTAACAGCCTGTGCTGCTTCGGTGACTGTTTCCGGATAATACACTGCCTTATACCATCCGCTGTATACAGTGTCGTCTGTATCCACTGTGGTCTGAGCTTTTACACGTCCGTTTGGAAGCGGAGCATTGCTGATCGTAATTGTTTCTGTACCAGGTTCAATACTATCTTCTTTTGTCTGGGATTCGATTGACGGTCTGGTAGCTGTGCAATTGTAGAGAACTCGTCTGATTCCTTTCTGATCTCCGTCAAATTCAAACAGAAATGCAAATTTCTGTGTATCCGTAGAATCACTGATTTCATGCAGTACGCCTTTTTCGTCCTTCTTTTCTTTCAGGACATCCTGTCTGAAAGAATCCGGGATTAACGCAAATTCTGCATCTCCTTCATATCCGTTGTTTGCAGCTGACACATAATACTGGATTCCGTCTGCATAGAACGGTGAAATATCTCCATTTGCGTCAAGCGATAATGATACAGATCCCGGAATTGCTTTCGGGACTCCAAAAGTAATTGTCCCATCTTCTCCTTCGTTCTGTAATGCGTAATGTGCGTTTTTAAGATTGTACTTAACTTTGTTATCTTTTTTACCCATCTTTATACCTCCATTTCGTATAAAACTTCGTACATTTTTTCTGAGTCAAGATATTCTCCTGTCTTATCGTATGTGATTCCATACTTATCCAGGATGTCCTCTATCTTCTTTTCATTGTTCCAGTCCTTTTCGTCTGAATACAATTCGATATTCAGAACGTCGATTTTCGCATATGTAATTCCGTCCGCATGAAAATTATCACTTTCCGGAATCCTCCATACGATAAAGGGCGGCTCTATCCAGTTATGAGTTGAAAAATGATCGTATTCATATGGCAAGCCGATTTCATTCAACATTTCTTTGATATTTTCAACTGACATCATAGCCTTGACGTGATCTCCCTTTCCAGCTCTGCTATTGCTGCCTGTTCTGCAGGTTCTACATGTTTGATTGCGGCTACCCTTCCGCCCCCTCTTTTCTGATGTCCTTTTTCAAGCAAATGCACCAGGGAGTATTTTGTATCGTGAATCGCAATAACTAAACTTGTAGAATTTTCTTTCACAACAGTTTTCTTCCATCCTTTTTTATACTTTCCGGTATTTACCGGGGATGTCTGTTTCAGCTTTGATACTGTCTTTTTTGTAACATTATTTACGCATTCCTTCGTTGTCTCAGCGCATTGTTTTCCATAGTCTTCAACAAGGCGATTTATTTCTGCTGCCAGATCATCAATTCTGATACTATCCGCCATTGTCGCTCCTCCTGTCTTTATACAACTGTACGATTTTTTCCAGCGACAGATATATTGCAGGTGGTGTAGCGTCAAATTTCTCCTGAATCTGCACTATTTTGTACATTGCCGGATTATGTTCATTGATAATCTCGTCTCTCTCAAAATCGAATGGATCCCAGAGCCAGCCGCTTTGCGAATCAATGATAACAATGTCAAGAGCTTCAATATTTTCCCTGTTCAGCACTGCTGCCGGAATGCTTAACAATTTTGTTATTTTATTTCCTGCTGTCTGTGCGTCAAAATATCGTCTCTCTCCGATTGTGCGGTTTCCGAAGCGAATGTCCTTGAGCTTCGTGTCTACGATCACCCTGTCTTCTGTTTTGCAGATACTGAGTATCCCATCTGTAAACGTTTCAAACTGTTTACGCCTGGCTCTTGGCATATTCTTCCACCTTCTTTGCTATCTGCAGTCCAACGATCTCGCTTTTGTAGTTTTCCCAAAACTGCTGCAGCTCTCCGGAATACTCATACATTACAAGCTGAAAAAGGAGTGTTCTTTCCTGGGTATTTCCCAGGAAATCGCACTCCCCTATTTTTCCGGCCAATGATGCCATGCCCCTTTTTATCATTCCAAGGAGCTTTTCGTCTCCTTTTGGATCGTCCCAGGTGATGTCCAGATAGTTTCTGACATCCTCCAGAAGTTTTGATAAATCATTTTCTGACATAGCACTCATTTTATCACTCCTTGGTTACAGTTACGGTATAAGTCTTTGTCTGCTCTCCGTCTGTGACTTTAACAGTTACGGTATTTGCTCCGGCGGTCCATGTGATCTTTCCGCCGTTTGTTACTTTGCTGGATCCCGCAGTAATTTCAATTGCTGCTGTTCCTGATTTCGGGAACGCTGTGATTGTATTTGTTGCAGTTGTTGTTTTTGCTGTGTATGTGTTTGTGTCGCTGTCAAATTTCGGTGAGAGGGTTAATCCTCCGATTCTCAGGTCAGACAGCAGTGCATTATCTACGTGCTCCTCCTGTTTACTTACAACCTCGAAGCGAACCGGATGCAGATCTGTAATGTCCAGAACGACAAAAGCATTGTTATCCAGTGCGAATCCATGAGCGTATAATTTGATAAGATATACTCTTTCGTCTTCCAGAAATCTGTATTCATCTGAATACTCAATCTTTCCGTTTTTGGACATTCCTACGCCAAGGAAATACTTTCCGGCCATTCCGTATACTGCAGTTCCTTCTGTAACTGCTGCCGACTGGATGATTTCCAGAGGAATCGGAAGTGTTGAAACATATACTCCGTCCGGAGACATTGCGCGTGTTGCCGGAAGGATTCGTTTCCAGTAATCTACCGGATTTACGATCATAATCAGGTTATCTACTGTTCTTGCCTGGCCTTTGCTGTTTCTTGCCATGATAGATGTAACATTTCCAAGCTGGATCATATCAAGAGCTGTCATTTTGATAGTCTCTTTTTCCGGATATTCTCCGGACACAACGTTCACTCCGTCTCCTACCTGGCGCGCCATTCCGATTGGCATGTCTTTTCCGGTACCATTTACAATTCCGTACTCAAGTCCATTTGCAAGAGCTTCTGTGAGTACCTGACGCACGTAGTTATCTAACCATGCAGGGCCTAAATCAAGCATAGCTTTTGATACTGGCAGGAATGCGCTCAGTTTATCCTGAGTTACATCTACTTCCTTGAATCCGGATGTCAGTTCTTCAATGATCTTGCTGCTGAGTTTGCCCCATGCTGCTTTCTGCTCTCCGTTTGTGTTCAACATCATTCTTGTGAGACCAGTTACAGTTGTCGCATTTAATTTTGAAAGCAGCGGATGATTTGTTGTCAGTTCTTCAAATACAGAATCAATGATTGTCTCCGGGAAAACAGTCTCAATATTGTTGAGAGCCTGTTTTGGATCCGAAGATTTCATTGCGTCAATTACTTTCTCGTAATATTCTCTCTCTGCGCTTGTGAGCTGACGTACACCCCTCTGTGCAAGCACATTCATATCACTCTGATTTACAAGCTCTTTCGCCTGTTCAAGCACGTTCTCCTCGATATCCTGACATAATTCCAAATATGCTTTTGAAAACGCTTCTGAATCATTCTCCGCAACAGCAGCATTCATTCTGTTGAGGATTTCCGTTCTCTTTAATGCGGCAAAATCTTTATTTTTCATTTTACTCTCCTTTTTTGAATCCCTGCAGAAATCCCTGCAGTGTGTGTTTCTCTGGTTCTTCCGGTTTCTTTCCCGGTTCGGGTTTCTGTCCTTTCTGCATAAGCTCCAGCTGTTCTCTGAAAGACTTCGTATCTTTCATATGTTGCATAACTTCCTGGAGACGTTTCTGCATTCCTTCTTTTGTCATGTCTCCCTCTGGCGCGTGTCCGTAATCCTCTACCTTGTCGATCAGGCCATATTCCAGACAATCATCCGGAGTCAGGAAGGTTTCTGCTTCCATCATGTCTGCAAGCTGCTGTTCTTCCAGATTTGAACGCTCAAGGAAGATTTTCCGATTGCTTGCCGTAAGTACGTCAAGATCATCCGCTGTCTTTCTCAGCTCTCTTGCATTTCCGGATGCAGTTACCCATGGTTCGTGGATCAGTGCTGTTGTTCCTACGCCCATGATTCTTTCGTCACATGCCTGTAAAATCACAAAAGCTACGGAATACGCCACTCCATCAACGATTCCTTTTACATGGCTTCCGGACTGCTTCAAAAGGTTGTAGATAGTTACTCCCTCTTTTACAGATCCGCCATTTGAATTGATATGTAATTCAATCGTATGGTCTTCCGGGATTGCCGCAAGCTGATCGCGGAAATACTTTGCAGAAGTCTCGCTTTCGGTATATGACCATGTTTTCCAGTCAAATTCTCCATACGCCGATACATCATCATAGATGTATAGCAAATGTACCGTCGGATCTGCTGCCTGCTTAAAACAGTAATTTGTTTTATTCTGTGTTTTTTCCATTCCCGCCATTTTCTCCACCTCCTTCCAGGCTGTTCAATAAATCCTGTACTGTGCTGTAATTCTTTGTGATAAAATGCTGGTTCGCCCATTCTTCATTGATCTGCGGCTGTCCCATTGCACGCAAAATCATGTTAATCGTATGCGTTCCAGACTGTACCAGCTTGTCAATCTGCGTCGCATTGCTGAATATGTCAACATGCTTAACGTGTGACGTGTCTACCATGCAGCGGCTGCCCTTCAATACGGCTTTCCCGTATTTTTTACGGTTGATTTCGCTCTCTAAGGATCCGGCTAATGGATCCAGTGCAACAGTCAGCAGTTCGTCTATTGCCTTGCTGTTGTCCTGCACGTCCCCTTTCAGGATTGACGGAGGGATTCCTATTGCCCTCGCTGTAAAGTCGAATACATCATCATATAGTGCTTTTATGTCTCTTGTTGTTGTTTCATTGTAGTTCTTTGACCTGTTCGTTTCTGTGAAAGTATATCCTTCGAATAAGGGCAGAACTGCATTTTCGCTTTCAAAAAATGTCTTAAAATAATCATTCAGCAACTTTTTGAGAGTATCATCAAAGTTTTTGCTGTTCTGGGCTACGGCTGATATGTCCAGAGTTCCTTTTGAGCCATGTGACTGCATAAAGGTCTTTGCTCCGTACTGGATCAGCTTCGCATAGGAACCATATAGCCCCTGTAGTATCGTATTTACATTTTTCCAGTTCGGTTTTAGATACAGAACATCTGTGGATCTAAACGACCTCTGAAAAGTGTAATCATCAATCTGTACCTGGCTGTATGTGTTCCCGTACAGTGCGCTTCTGATTGTGCAAAATGCATCTGCTACATAGAGCTGTCCATCTATTCCAGCAACAACCAACGCCTCTCCGTTTCTGAACATCTTTTCGATTAACTTATCAAAAAACTGCTGTTTATTCTGGTTTCTGTTTGGTTCGTAGTTCCAGGTATAATATTCATCCCGGAATATTTCGTCACCATTCAGGAATGTACGAATCTCGCATTTTCCTAACATTTTTGCAAGAATCTGAATTGCTCTCTGAAAAGCCAATTCCCTCAGATAAATTTCTGTCATTATGCTCTCAATCGGATTGTCTGCAATCTCAATTCGAGACACATTTTCAACTGACTGCTCTGGTTCTGGCTTCCCCCGTATCAGATTCCTGAATGAAAATCCCAACCTTTCTCACCCCCTTTCAGTAAGTCATTACTCCAATATCAGGCACTGCTGCCGTTTGTGCGTATGGGATCATGTCCTCTATTGTCATTGACGCGACAAGTGCCATAAACGGGTCAGTTTTTCTGCTTTTCGCTTCAATTTTCCCGTAAACATAGTTTCCTATGTCTGCATCATCTTTCTTTCCCGGTTTTCTCCCGTATGGGATCATTTTTGTATTGTTCGTCCCCCAGCGGAGCACTGGATTGTCTCCCCAGATAAAATTGTCATTTGCGAAACAGCTGTCTATCACTGTCGCAACTCTCATTATGTCCGAGGGACGTACAAGCTTTAAATTTTTATATACTTTTGCGTCGAATCCAATTTCCCGGAGTGCTGCTGCCAGCAGAGCATAGCGGAAATCGTCAATCGCAATTCCTTTTATGCAATATTTCATCATTGCTGCTTGAATATAATCAGTGATGATCTCCGGATGTATCTCCACATCATCCACCATTGTCAGCAGTCCTCTCCGTCTCCATTCTTCCAGAGGAGCTTTTATCCTTGGAATATCTTTTGACTGGCTGCACAACCATGAATGATTGATGTCATACCGGATATTTTCATCTCTGAAATGCAGATTTACGGAAACAAGGTCCGTAATCTTCGAGAAGTCAATCCCGCAGGTGCATGTCCACCCTGACAGATCCGGTATTTCTCTGTTCGTGAGCTTTATTTTCTCATACGAACACACTTTTATGTCTGTGGATCCGCTTGGGATATTCATTCTCTTTGTCATAAATGCAGTGAGACGTTCAGGATGCGCTAACCAGTCATTGTACTCTTTTCGCATTTCTCCCATTAACGTCGGGAGATATGGCAAGGACGGATTTGCTTTTTCCCAGTTCTTTTCGTCGTATACTTCTTCTTTGTTGTCCAGTCTGCAGATAAATGGCAGCATACCATTGTCCGGAAGATCATCAAAAAGAATATCCGTCGCTGTCCCAAGCATATCGTCAAGTGGTCCTTCTCTTATATCTCCCTGGGTGGTGTAGTAGGACCGGCGCGGATGTGGTTTCTTTCCAAGTCCGGTTGTGAACACTTCAATGTTCTTGTAGTCCTGATATTGATGTATCTCATTGAACACCACCATACCGGAGCGCATTCCGTCTTTTCCGGATGGGTTGTTTGTACGTCCCAGAATCGTTGATTTCGTTTCTGTTCCTACTACCTTCTCAGATGTCCAGTAATAGAATTTTTTTAATTTTTTCGTATGTTCAGGCGTTTCAAGAGCTTCCACCACGTCTTTGACGGGTCTTAGTGCCTGATCTTCGTTATTTGCACAAATATCTACGTCATACGCCCTGATTCCGTTATACGGACTTACCAGGCAGGCAGATTCCCACGCTATTGTTCCGTCCTTCCCCGCGCCCCTTCCGAGCATACAGAAAAGATCCGGCCAGCGCGGAGTCTTTGATACCCTCCAGTATGTGCAATCGTGCAGTCCCACGACAAAGATCTGCCAGGGAAATAGCTTTTCAAACGGGAAATATTTTGCAATCCCGATATATTTCGTCAGCTGTTCGCTGTCTGTGTATATGTCTTCGTTTTTGAAACAACTTCTGACGTGTGATACCAGTGCTTTGACTTCCCTGGAAGCTCTGATTTTCTCAGACTCTACGGCCTCCATGAACTCCTCTATGCGTGGATCACAATTCGTCATCATCATCCCCCTTTATTGTTTCTTTCGTTGTCAACTCCAGCTTGTCCAGAATCATCAGCATCTGTTTGTTGACAGCAACCAGATCTTTGACCGACTGGTTCTGTTTTACAATCGTTGCTTTCCCGCTTGCGGATGTGGTCTCAAAGGTCACTCCGCGCTTTTTTATATCTGTTTTTAGCTTCTTTTTGACATCATAGAGGGTCATATAGTCGTCCAAAAGGTCTTTGAAGACGGAAATATCTGCCTGTTTTTTTCTCAGCTGCTCTTTTAAGCTTTCTAATATATCCGCTTTTTTTTCGGCCATTTTTTCACCCCTATTTTTTTATTTTTTCATCATGTGCGACCTTTCGCAGATTTGTCGAGGCCACCCACCGGTCTCCGTGGTCGA